CCCAGTCTTCGCCGTACTTGGTAGATTTTGAGATCGTCCAGCCGGTAGAATAGCAGCCCGTCTTTTTGAGGTAGTAGCCGTGCCCCTGTGAGTATTTTTCGCGGTGTTCGTCGTGTCCGTCCTCCGGCTTAGTTGCAAGTTCCATAGTCTATCCGCCTTCCGCCTTCTAATAAGTTGTTAGTTATAAAATACTTTTTATCCGATACCGGGCAGTGCATAGATGCTCATGTAGTTTTTCTATGCACTATACGCTCGACAAAACGCCGCCCGGTACCGTGTAAAAAGTACCCTACGCCGGGCACTCTGTAAAGAGACTTTATCTGTACTGATTAATGGCGTACTCTATCGCCTGAACATTGTCTAAGTTAAAATAGTTATCCTTGCCGGTGTAAGGGTTACAGTTTACCCCTGCCGCCGTTGCTCTATCTGGATCGGTAAACATACCAGCGATCCATATATTCCACCCCCGCCGCCCTACGAGATTACAAGGCGTATCGGCGTGGATAGTAACCCCTACCTCACCGCCTCTACTATCTGGCTTGTAGTAATCGTATCGACGGTCAGTAGCCGCCTTAAACCCGGCAGCGAGTAATAACTTGATCGCAGCCGTCATTAACCTATCTTTTTGTTTTGCATTCATGTTTTTAGTTCCCTGCCGGTAGTCTATAACTAATTGCTTCCGCTATATGTTCAGCTTTGATCGTTTCGCTTTCGTCCATTGTCGCTATTGCTTTCGCCGATAGCATAATTGTAATTACTTGACTTGCGGTCAAGTCTAATTCAGTGTATGCGTGTTTTAACAATAGTTCCGCTTCAGTCTGAAGGCCTTCCGTTTTTATATGTCGATTATACGGGAACCAATTGCAAGATTCTACAAATATACCGTTGTACTTCTCTTTTAGTGTGTAGTAATAGTGACGTACTTCGTCGGCTTCACAGATACACGGTGTGCGTTTACTGCCAAAGTATCCGCACGGGCACGGCTTCACTATTTCAACCGCCAATTTTCCCCCCGTCAATGGTTTAAAGATAGCCGGATCATTCGACATAATGACAAGCGGTATCCCTTGCAAGTTTTTTGCAATTTCATATGCTCGATTGACAATTGGCGGTAATGTGATAGTTAGATTTTTGCTCTTGTACAGTTCCATAATTTTACATCCCTTCAATTAAAGTATTGTTTTTAGTTAGCTTCCTATTTTTTGTACCTTGTATACTTACCAGAACACACACAAAAACCCTTTTTAGCTTTGGTGCATTTTTTCTCTTTTAGATTATTCAAAGCATGACAACCGATATGTACATATATTTCGTATTCCTGCCTTCCTATGTCTACGCTCTTGCGATAAGTAAAATTATCGTCACTATTAAACCCTTCATCGACTAACCACCTTATAAGGCTTTCTTTTGCTTTAGTATTCGTCGATTGTTCGCATATCATATGCGGCACTTTCTCAAAACGCAGGATATTACCCATATAATCCAATAACAGATTATACAAAGTATCCTGCTTTTTAACCTTAGCACAATTCGCCGCCGCTTCCGCTTCTGTTTTTGCAAACTGCATAGTATTTCCCTTTACATAGTTTGCGGATAATTCCGCCAATACAACAGATAAAAAATAGTTATAAGATACCCGATAACAGAGACGTAATGAAACGTACTCGCGATAGTTATTGTCCGGTAGTTTCGGCGTATATTACCGGGTATCTTATAAGCATTTTATTTTTTAGTCGTCTTCTGTTTCGATAATTGCTATCGGCGATATTTCGTGGTTGTGGTCTTCAGGTAGTCCGAAAGCCTTATCATATTCTTTTTTTGCTTCTGTGTTTAAGTCGTGATAATATATCTCTAAAGTTTTCATTGTATTTCCTTCCTTCTTAGTTTTCTACTTTAGTTTATAACGTCTTCAGATAGTCCCTGAAGGCCTGTTTTGTTTCTGTTAGAGTATAGCCAATATATTGCTTGTGTACTCTGTAGCCCTTATGGATCGTACTGCATGTAAAACTACCGTCGATATTAGTTGTAATTGTAAAACTATCCATATTAGTCTATTTTCCCTTCTGCCGTAAAATCGTAGTCGTTTGCTTCTATCATGTCTACAATATAATCCTCTTCAAAACATGCTTCATAGTCGCTATTACAAGCGGATACCCATGACTCTAAACAGTTTTGCAATAGGTCTTCTATGGTGGTGTTATCACAAGGATTATCTAAGAAGTCGAATATAGGCCCGGTGATTTCGTTATCCATGCAATACCCTGTAAATACGCAAGGATATTTATCTACCGATATTTTAGATTTTCGGTGTTTACTGTTAGTGCCTACACAATTTTTGTGCTCTATCTTACCCTCTTTAAAAGTAGCCCAATATTGTTTGGCGGAGACAAGATCACTGTAGTAATTATTATAGATATACTTCAATAGCCGGATACCGGTAAACTCTTCTACTTCAGAGTAATCGAATCCGGGCATGGTATTGGCGTTTATATAGCTATTGCATCCGCCATAACTCCAGTCATTACATGTAATCCCGAATATATCGCAGAAGGCGTCCAGTGTCGCTACGTTTTCAGTATTCCATGGATAATCCATGTCGGTCCTGAATTGCTCTATCGCCGATTCTTTTGCATCGTCCGATAGTTCGGAGTACTTATACACATTATAAGATTTTGTTTCCATGGTTTTTCCCTTTACATAAAACAGATTAATAAAATAGTTATCAGATAACCACCATGTCGGCAGTGATTATCTTATAAGCATTTTATAGTTTTTTCTGTATAGTCTCTACAAATTTTTCCCATTTACCACTATCGGCATTATCCCCGGTAACATCCTCAAAAAATTCTGCTACTGGTTCGTGGTCGCTGTTAGATAGCAGGTAACATATTGCTTTGTCGATAAATCGTTTTTCGGTCTGTGTAAACTCCATAATATTTTTCCCTTTACATAAAACAGATTAAAAAAATTGGTTATAGTTCTGTAGGTGCATCCGATACCACCTGTACCGTATAGCCTAAAGTCTTTATATATTTGATGTGCTGTTTGGTAAGTGTTTTAGTTCCGGCTATTAATGCAAATGTTTGTGCGATACTGTTTATCGGGTGTATTGCATCCCTGCCGAATTGGTTTTTGATTTCGACTGTCAATATACTTTCCATGATTCTATCCCTTTACATAAAAAATTAATATTTTGGTTTTCAATACCCTACTTCTTACATATATAGTATAACACATAAAATCCGTTTGTCAAATTCTTTTTTTCAAAATAACCAATATTTTTGTAGTTTTTCATATTAATTATCACTACTTATATATCGGCAGTTATCGCATAGAGTATTAAAGATTTTACACACTTATCGACGATATTCATACATATTATTACATATATAGCGAATGCAACATAACTTCGGATTTTCTATTATCTTACTGACAAATGATTAATTTAGTGTAATAATTCATATAAATGATTAATAACTGTAATAAAAAAGTAAATATATAATAAGATAAATAGAAGAGGTTAGAAGAGAACCGGTTTATAAACACTTAACATCTGTTAATAAACACTTAACAAGTGCCGTTATTAGGCTAATAATGCAGGTTATTAAGTAAATGTTAAGAGATTGTTAATTATATTTAACATACCTGTGATATAATAGGTCTATATAGACGTACATATACACACATATAGGTATATCCCATATAAAACACACACATAGACGCTCTGTATATATAATCCTATAGGTATAATAGGCCCGGCCACCTATATATAATCCATTACAGAGGATCACACACATCTATATTATCTATACGTATATACCTGTATGTATGTGTTAGGCCTGTATATGTGATATACCCCTATATAGCCGATATATACCTGTGTGTAGATAATCCCCTATATATAATACGACCTGTAGTATCTTATATTATCAGTCGATCCTCTGTATTATAGTAGCTACCATAGGTATAGTGGGTATGTAGACATTGAAGACCGCTACGTGGGAGATTCTATCGTTACTTCTCCCACTAACTAGAATATCGCAGACCTATTTTTTCGACCACCTAAAATTCAACCAGCCTTATAGGAGATACTAAGAAATCGAGGTGCTATTTTTTCGACGGCACTTTTTTCAACCGGCTATAGGGGGGAGGGTATATAGGTAGAGAGTAGACACATAGGGGATTTTCTCTCGGGCTAATATTTTCGGGGGACTAAAAATCGACGACCACAATTTATCCGACCAAATTCATAATATTTATTACTTGACATCCAGCCACCCTTCATGTAGACTTAGGGAAAGGTCAAAATAGAAAGGAAGGATTATGGCAAGAGTATTTTGTTATGTAATAGAGCGGATAAATAGTTCAGGGGCGTATGTGGGCGAATGCGGCTCAGGTGTCCTGCGATTCGATGTTTCATGGCGTTTCGCGTATAAATTCTACGACGAACAATCGGCTGTAGCATTTCACGTACACTTAAATACACTATACTCAGCACTCGCGGCTTCCTGCAAGGTAACAGAGCATGAGGAGGTAGGTGCGGTAAAACATACAGACGGCGATTTAGGCCCGGCAGTAAAAGCTGCTGTGGGAGTAATACTGGACGCGGTGGTAGAAACTATCGGCGTTGACGGGCATACATGGAGCGATAGGCCTTGTCAGACGTGTCTGGCTGTAACGAGCATGATAGGCAGACCTTTTGGGTGCTATAAATTCCAGGCGGATAAAAAGGGCACATGAGCGAAAATGAAACTACAGATTTAGCCGAACGCACCGACGTACCTCTGGCAGAGGCCATCATGTCCACAGACGCCATGTACGCGATCATAGGTAAGACGAAATCCGCACTCAAGCACACAACTGTAGACGGCCTATCCGCCGACCCTATCGACGCAGAACTACAGGCACAGCCGAACAAGAAATACCTGCCGGACACGGAGGTAGAGATGCTGCAAAGTCAGGCGGTGCCGATGTCAGACGTAGATATCAAGGTGCAGAAGGAAATTATAAAATACACCACCAGCGTACAATACAGGCAGAAACAACTGTCTATACCAACGATGACGTTGGCGGAGATTACCGGGGCCAGGGTAAGAATCGCTTACCGCCTCGTAAGATACATGAGCCATGTCCGCGGCATCGGGCAGGTAGGATTACCCCTTATATTCTCCATGGGGGCCAAAAACCCGCAGGTGAACTTATTTGAACTGCCTCTGCCATACGATCCGACGCGGGGGTGGTACAGAGGATTATCGGCGGTGAGGAACTTATTGGCCACGATCCAGGAAAGCGACTACCAGTACACCTACCTGATCGACGATGCGGTGTTTACGGCGAAAGGGATGAGCATACTGCCGCCGCCGATCCACGACGGATACTACCCCGCGGACAAGGAAACCTGGCAGTGCCGCAGGGAACAGTACGTCCCGGAGAGCTACAGGGGAGATACGGACGCACCACTGGCTATTTATTTAAATATATGTGAATTATTGGTCAGACACCTCGGAATCGGTGAAATATCGGTAGAGGAGCAAGCGGCGGTGGCGGCGATGCTAAATCCGAAGATATCAAGATTATCATGGCCATGCAGCGATGAGATCGAGACTTTCGAGGAATACATCCTTTTACCGTACATCGGGAGAATTTTGGTAAAGAAATCGCAGGACAACACTATAAAGGCACTAAAAGAGGACATGTCGCTTACCCATGCCGAGGCGTTCGATATGGTCGAGATGTACAAGACCTACGCCAGAGAGATAAATACTTTCGATCCTGAGATGGAACGATCACCGATGCTGTCAAGGCTGCAAAACCTCGAACAGGACTGCGGGGAGGCGGGTATGGTCACGACACAATTAAATACAATAAAAGCCTCCGCTCAGATTTTAGGCTTGACAAAGCACGAAGAAGAGAGTAATGTAGATAGAAAGCAAGCACTAAGTGGAATGCTTGAGGCTGAGATCGTAGGCCAAAAGAAAACCGAACAAATAGCCGGAGATGCTGAACAGGTATGACCAGAGAAGGACTAAATCCTAAATCGTTGAACAGTGACGCTACCATCAGAATGGGGATAGAAGGTTCTGACGGGAGCAGAGCCGACGTTATCGCTACCAACGGCCATTTAGGTATAGTGGCCATAGCTCCGGGGCACAGCAGTACAAAGAATTCGACCGAGGCACTACTATTAGCCGACGCCGTATTTACCGGGGACTGGGAAGATATTACCAACTTTGGTGTGATTATAGTTTCTATGTTATCTGATGTAGCAAGTGCTACGGATGGGCTGAAGGTAGAGTTTTCTACGGATGGCACGGTACCCGGAATAATATCTGATGATGTATACACTGTTAGTGCAGGGGCTAAGAAGACCTTTAGTTTTCAGGCGGCGACTATGTTTTATAGGGTGGTCTACACTAACGGAGGAACTAATCAAGCAAGTTTCCAGCTTCAGACAGTATTGAAGCCCTATTATGTAAAACCAAGTTCACATAGAGTAAAAGATTCTATTGTCGGTGATGATGATGCCGAACTAATAAAAGCGGTTATCACCGGAAGAAACCCCGGAGGCACGTTTGTTAATTTCCAAGCTACGGCTGGTGGGAATTTTAAAATGTCGTTGGAGGAATTTGACGAAACATTCAACACTAACCCATTACCGGTGACAGAAACAGCGAAGACAGCTTTTGGGGACTTGAGGACTGCGGAGTTACACCCACAGTTTCAGGGGAGCTTTGAGTACACAGTAGACAATACAGATTTAACCGAAAATGCTGTTGTTAATGGGGGCACGATCACGCAAGCGTCAGGTATGGCTGTTTTGGGGACATCGACGACCACGCTTAGTAGTGCCATGCTAAATAGTAGGCGACATGCAAGATATAAGTCGGGGCTTGGGGGTGTGGTCAGGTTTACGGTGTTGTTCGATACTCCCGTAGCGGCAACTGAGCAATATGTAGGCTTGGCAGATGAGACAGGAAGTTCGGCAGCATTTGAAAATGGATATACGGTAGGATATGATGGTGAGACATTTGGGTACCATAGATTTCAAAATGGCGTGAAAATCACTAAGGCAATAGCCGATTGGGATGATCCTTTGAATGGATCGGGTAGAAGCGGTGAGGATATTGACCAGACAAAATTAAATATTTTCTTTATTCAATACCAATATTTAGGTGCCGGTGCGATAAATATCTTTTTCGAGAAGCAAGATGGTACTGTTGTTTTAGTGCATACCGAGAAATATGCTGGATTAAACATAGAGCCGTCTACACACAATCCAAATTTCCATTTTATGATGTTTGTTGATAACAAGGGCACAACCAGCGACATAATAATTAAGTCATCATCTTATGCGTATTTCGTAGAGGGCAAAACACAGTTTATAGAACTTCATCAACCCCAGAACGCAACTGAGTTGATAGAAAAGACATCTGTCTCGACAGAAATAGCAATACTCACGATAAGGAACAAGGCAACGTATGTTTCAAAGACAAACTTCATAGATATTCACATTCAGAATATTGCCGTTGCTATTGAAGCGGCTAACGCCAACAATCTCGGTGACATTCGGGTAGTTAAAAACACAACTTTGGGCGGGACACCTTCTTATACTGATATAAATACCAGTAATTCAGTTGTAGAGATCGACGTTGCGGGCACAACCCTTACAGGTGGAGTGAATATATTACCTATACCCATGGCTGGAAAGAACGATAAGGATAACTTCGACGTGAGCGATAAAAGGATTATTCTTGGGCCGGGCGAAACCTTGACGATTTCGGGAACAAATACATCAGGTACAGCTACATTTAGAGCCGCTATACAGTGGCGTGAGTTATTTTAATTTCTAACTAAAAACAAAGGAAAAATGATATGGCTATAAACCCAGTAATAATCGGAAGCCGAGATGGCTACTGGCAGAAGGTTGGCAGAGTTACGATAGTAAATGCGGCATCTATAACGCCGTTCAAGGAAAGCGACATCGACGGGGCTACTGCCGGGTCATTGTTGAAATACGAAGTCGAGAGGGGTATGCTGGCTTTGATGTTGCGTTGTAGGATAGCTACGCAGTCAGGGAGTGCACGGTTCGATCTCAAGGTAGCTAAGGGGGAGATCGAGGAGCCACTCACCGGAGCGTCGATTAAGACCCCGTTCGAGAAGTTCTATGACAATCTTGCTACCGAGGTCACGTTCACCACTGGAGTAGGAGCAATCGCGGCGGAACGCGGCGGATTTTACGCAGACGGTTTTTCTGTAGCAGGTACGGACGACTCGTTGAAAGGTATTGGATCGGTAAATGCAAACGCCAAGACGACGTTTGTAGATATTCTCGGATTCCCCTTTAATGCGTTGATCTTGACAGCGATAACCGGTGATTGGGCAGAGATAGATATTTCTAATTCTTAAAGGGTACATAATGCGAGGTGATACAAGGTATTCGAGTAGTGTGACTATACCAGCAATAGTAGTTGCCGCGTCAGATTCAAGCAAATCGGTAAAAAACGGGGCAGATTACGTCTGCGATGGGTCCGCCGACGATGTACAGATTCAAGCAGCAATAGACTCTCTCCCGTCATTTGGAGGTGAGGTTGTTTGTGCGTCCGGTAATTACGTTATCAAAGAGACAGTGGTAGTCCCCTCCAATGTGACGCTACGATTTATGCCGGGTAATACTGTAAAGGTAGAGGGGACTGTCCCTGCCGATTGGACACTGACACCTGTGATTTACCGTACTGCTGATGTTCGCTGCCTTTTCCGCAATGAAAATGCGGGTAACGGAACCTCGACTGTAGATAGTTTCGTCAGGATCATCGGAGCACAATGTGACCTTGAGTCTCCGCTCGGCGAAAATACAAAATACGACGGCTTCTATGGCGTTGCTGGCGATGCAGATAATACAGTATGGGCAGCTATTTGGCTTGACCAGTGCCTTAATAGTTCTATTGAGGATTGTGCAGGTCAAAATGTATTGAGGAGTCCCACAGCGGGTGAGACTGACCAGACACATCAAGTCAATGGTAGACAGTTCGGCCTTCTTATGAGCTATTGCCAGGACTCCGAGATACTGAGAAGTGAGGGATCAGCGGCGGGGTATGAGGGTATTGGTATTCGGGGAGATAATGACGGAATTATTGTTCGCGACTGCTATGGATCGGGGAACCGTGACCATATATTGCAAGCTGCTCAATGGACATCAATGGACAGTGACCCGGCAGCGGATGGTGAATACCACGATCTTGTTTTTGAGGGTATCAGAACGGTAGGTAATGTAGGTCAGGACGATATAGCGGTCCACGCCTCAGACGAAAGCGGGGATGTATTAATTACCGGATGCTCTGTTTTCTATATTAGCCTTTTAGGTGGGCCACAAAATATAACGGTGGCTAATAATAATTTAACATATTGTGAGGTTATTGGAGGTAACACTCAGGCCATTAGAAACATTTTAATCACAGGCAATAACTTCAGAGACGGTATAGAGAGTACAAATGGCCGAACGGAAATGGCGGTCCAGATTAAGACAGGTACAGATACTGCTGCTGCACCGGGCAATGGTAGCTTTACAGGCGTGACAGTTTCTAACAATAATTTTTACGAGTGTGGTATTTTTGTTTTTAGTGGTTCTTTTTCCAGCGTTAATCTTGACACCACCACAACGCTAAGAGATATAAATATTGTCGGAAACAATTTCTTTAATGAAACAGATCATGCAGTAGATTACGGCCAGATATACATAAAGAACTACTCAACAATAGATATCGAACGGCTAATAATCAAAAACAATAACTTCTTTATGCACGATTCAGCGAAAGAGTATGCAATATTAATGTTTCTGTACGATGATGGTGGCATCGTTGGCTGTGACATCGGAGGTAATACGGGATTTTGTAAAGAGTTTTTGCATTACAGGGGTGTCGGAGGTCCCAGTGGAGTTTTTGACCAGTTTAGGGTTTACGATAACAACATCGAATGCAGTTCATCCTCTGGTGTTTTTCTCAGAGGTGATGTAACCAACGACAGTTATGGTTCGATGGAGGTTTTCAATAATCGTGTCGACACAAAATTTGTGACAAGGTTTGGTGGGCAGATAAAGATATGGCGGAATCAATTCATCGAGCAAGCCAGTTGGGATACAACTGCCAGTACCGACCCGACAGAACTTAGGTTTTGGAATAATACGAATACTACATTTCCAACTAATACCTTACTGACCGGTACAAGAACACTCAGAGACTACGAAAGTGGTAATGCTTATAATAACTTAGGGGCATCAGCAACAACAACATATAATTTACCAGCGGCACTTGTAGGGTTAGAGTATTTCATATCCGATGTCGAAGGTGGCGAAGCAATGGTTATCGAGGGAGATGGTGCAGAAGAGATAGGGTCTTTAGGAACACAGGCTAATTCGTCCGCAGGGAACATAGGCGAGATACACATTAGATGTATAGTAGATGGGGCATGGGCGGTTGTAACAAATGATGGTTGGACGTAATAAAAACAGAGAAATAGAATAGGGCTATCAGGAACCACAAGACTATTTTAAAGGAAAAAACAACTATGGCAAAACAATTTATGAAAGATAATGTAGTTCCAATACTTACGATGATAATTGTGGTAGTGGGGCTGGTAACTACCACGATTAGTATTGGTGAAGACAAAGGTGTGATGAAAACTAAGGTGGACCAATTACAGGAAACGGATAAAAAAATCCTAACAAGCATTGAAGATTTGGATGATAGACAAACAGGGTCCGAGACCCAACAAGCGTTTATGAAAGGTGTTGTTAGTACGCAACTGAACTCGATCCAAACAACTGTAACCAAGATGGGAGCACAGGTAGACGGACTAATGCGAACACCTAATCCAGTACCGGTCCCGATACAATAAACAATCTATAACATAAAGAAAGGGAAGTATTATGGCAAAAGAACAGCCGAGAGTACAAGTACAACCAAAACCTAAAACGCAGGTTCAACCGAAACCTAAGACTCAGGTACAGCCTAAAAAGTAGAGGGGCAAATGCTTCTCACCCGACGTGAACAAATAAATATTCCAGGCCTCCCAAATACGCCAGGTCAATTCTCTACGTCTATGCGTAAAGGGGGCAAGAAAGACTCCCTCCTTACTTACGCGATGTCGTTTACCGGCGAAGGGGGAATTTACCGGTACGCAGACGCTTTAAAGTTTGTACCTAACCATCAACAGAAAGAATTACTCGACGCCTACAACGAAGCTGTGATGGGTCGCGGCAAACCTAAGATAGCCTGTCGTGCCGGAAAAGGTCCAGGAAAGACTAAGGTTACTGCGGTAATAATGACGCACTGGAGTCTCACACACCCTGACAGTGCGTTGATCGTTACGGCACCGACATTCAGGCAGTGCCAAGGTGTTTGGTTATCTGAAGCCAAAGCAACGATATACTCTGTGAACGCCGACCCCCGGATCGGAGAACTTTTTAATTTTGTGGGTAAAGGTTTTGGCATCCTAGGAGCAAAACCTGCGGAGTGGGGATGCCAACTTATTACGGCACTGAGTAAGGAAGCATTTCAAGGACTCCATCGAAAATATATTGCGTTTTTGGAAGAGGAAGCCAGTGGGGTCAAAGCCGATATTTCTAATGCCATTAAAGAGACCTTATCAAATGCAAAAGGAACCTATCTCCATGTAAGGATCGGAAATCCTAACTCTCGATTATGTGCTTTCTTCGATAGTTTCCATAGCGAAAAATCTCAATGGAAATGTTTGCACTGGAACACCGAAGAGACCGAAGAAACAGAATATTTCTCACGGCGGCGTAACAAAGAGATCGAAGATGAGTTCGGAAAAAACAGCGACATCTATCGTATCTCTGTACGCGGAGAATTTCCAAATCTCGATCCTAATTGTTTGATCTCTGGCGACGACCTAGATATTTGCTGTACAAAAGATGCGTTAGCTAATACCATGAAAAATAATCCCGACCAGAAAAAACAAATTGGTGTTGATCTTGCCAGGTACGGAGGTGACGAGTGTGTTTGTATTTGGCGACAAGGCGGCATCATGTTCGAGATGTGGGCCGATAAAACTGATCCAAATAACGCAATAGATAAGGCCGTGTTTGGCCAGAACCAATATGGTTGGGCTAATGACGATTGTACGTATGCGGTAGACACTTCAGGTATGGGTGAAGCTGCTGTCGGTATGTTAGGCGATCAGCGGAGGATGGGCAGAAAAGTTCACGAGTTCTACTCACAAAATACTGCGACAGAAAGTGATAAATATTGCGATAAAATTACAGAGGCATGGTGTTTATTTGCTAAATTAGTGAAAAAACATGAAGTATATTTAGGCGAAACTCTCGATAAAAAACTGAAAAATCAACTAACCACTCGTAGATATGTGGTAGATCGTAAAACTGGCCGGATCAAGATAGAATCCAAGGATGAATACGCTAAAAACAACCAAGATGCCGAAAACGGCACTTTAGGGAAGTCTCCTGACCGTGCAGACGCCTTGGTAATGGCTTTTTACAAGTATGCCACGGAATCTATGAGAATAGCGACCGGAAAATAAATTTTTAAAATTTTTTATTTTTTACTTGTATATCTCTGGAATTATGGTAATATTAGAGCAATGGCTAAGAAACGAAGACAAATATTGAAGGCAGCAATCAGTTTTTTGTCCCTGTGTCCCAAGGGTGCAAATAACATACATACGGTATACAAGTCCGATGACGGCAAAAACCATAATATCGAATTAGCTACGGCTGTAGGCAAACTTTCGGACGAGGGTGAGCTTACAGCAGTTGTGTATGCCCCTGATATGGTAGATAGTCAAGGTGATTCGGCTTCTGCGAAGGTGATAAAACAATTTGCTCACGATTTTGGTGCAAACGGTAGAGGTATCGACGTTAGACACAATGAAGATGTGTTAGATGTTGCTAAAGCGTTTGTTGCCGAGTCGTTTATCATACAAAAAAATGACCCAAGATTTTCCAGTATGGAGGATTACGAGGGTAATTCGGTAGATGTTACCGGAGGATGGGGCGTAGTACTTAAAATAAATGACGAAGAACTTCGTCAGCAGTATAGGGACGGTGAGTGGGGCGGAATTAGTATGGGTGGCTTGATGGCCGCGAGAGATGTTTCAGACGACTCTGGGGTACTTCAAAAATTAAGTAAGATGATAGAAGGTCTTGTAAATAAAACAAATAATTCGAGCAAATCAACTTCAAATCTGGAGAATAAAATGAATGAAAAAGAAATAAAAGAACTCGTAGCCAAAGCAGCCGCTGAAGCCGTTACTGAAGCTCTGGCAGAAGTTGAAAAGGTTAAGAAGGAAGAGGCCGAAAAGCTCGCTAAAGAAAAGAAGGCAGAGAAGAAGACCGGTCTCGGATACACTGAGCCAGTACTCAAGGCAGATGCTTCAGACGCCGAACTTGATGTGCACCTAAGAAAACTTGAGATATTCAAGATGTCTGAGAAGGTCGACTCTAAGGATTCGGTAGCTATTCGACAGTTCCGTATTGACGCGAGGAAAATCGCAACGTGCGAGAATTTGGAGACTGAGGTTGCCAAGCAACATACCGATCAGATGTCTTCGTTTTTCGTGACGAATCAGGGAGCAGGAGACATTACCAACACCGTTGCCAACAAGGGCGGGGATAGTGATCCCTTCGGCGAAAATATCCTTAAAGAGTACGAAGTGATACGAAAAGAAAATTTGAAAGCCGTATCGTAATAATAGAAATTTGAAAAGTTAATTGAAAATCCTTTAACGGAGATTTAAAAATGGTATTAGATCGAAGGCTTACGCCAAATAACTCAGCAGCGGATACACTACTGTCGCCACAGCAACGGATCAGTAGTGAGTTTGATAGGAATGTCCTTTTAGATGCCGCAGATTCGGCGGTAGTGCTCGGTGTAGGCTACCCTATGGGATACAATGAAAACACCACCAAATTTGCTCCGTGGATGGCACCTGATCCCACAGTTGCGGTTGTTTTTCTTGGATCAACTCCTGCTACAGGTGGTACATGGGGTTTTAAAATTAACGATACTTCTGTAGAAGTAGATGTACCCTTCGATGATACCGCTGCTGAAGTCGCAGCCATTTTCAAGGCAGAGGGTTACGACGTATCCGTAGTTCTGGCCTCTGATACCTACACTATTACCTTTGACGGTCAGCCAGAGATCGAGACACTTCCTACAGTAGTGCTTACTGAATCCTTCACAGGAGAAACTGCATCTACAGTCACAGTCACAGCCGGTACATCCACCTTCGGCACCCACAATATCCGTGGATTTATCAATCCTGAAGATACCGAAATCGGTACCGAGACTGGTTCGATCACACTGTCCAGAGTTACGACAACGGCGACAGCCACGACAGTCAATCCGCATGGCCTGATAACCGGTATGTCGTTGACTATGGCCGGTGCAGCTAATGCTGCATTTAACGTAACAGCTACGATCACTGTTACTGGTACTCGGACGTATACGTACACCGTGGCCGATTCTGGTTCTACGACAGACACAGGAACGTATACTACGACCAACGACACCATGACGCTTATCATGGTTAAGGGACGTATTCACGCATCCTTGCCACAGGGACTCGTTGCTGCGGCTGATCTGACAGCCTTGAATACGGCACTGAAAAACGATTTGGTAGAAAAAGGCATAATCGTTGAAGGCCTTGCTCGCACGTTCTAAAAATTAAAAATAAATTAAAAATAAATTAAAAATAAACGCACTATAAAGTACGGAGAATTAAAATGCCAGCAAGCCCAATAGTAACACTAACGAACAGGCGTGTATTGAATACGATTGTCAACACACGGATTAAGCCGCATACCGCCTTGACCAATCTACTGTTTCCATCGACCAGAAAAGAAAACCTTTTCGAGGAATTCGCACAAGTCGATGAGCTTACAGGTGGATATGGGATGGCACCGTTTGTTAAGATAGGCCAGAAACCGGCTATACGCAGTGCGTTGAATGGTAGGGCATACACCATCCAAACCCCTAATATTAGTATTGAAAGACCTCTGCAATGGAGCACAAAGTTCGCTAAACGTCATGCTGGTCAAGGTGTGTTTAGTAACGACCCAAATGTTGTGCAACAGTTGGTCAGACAGGCTATCGAACAAGATGCAGATTTTATGAATATTGAAATCGACAACCGTATAGAGTGGATGGTAGCATTTATCCTTCGAGGCCAGATCGACTACTCGGTTGAGGGCAATGATAGTTTTACTATTAGTACAGGTAAACCTGCTATCAATACGTTTACTGTCTCTGTGTTGTGGGACAGCGGCTCGGCTGTGCCTTTGTCTGACATTACTGATGTAAAGTTGATAGTAGAAGCTCGTAGAGGCCCGCCACCTAACGTGGCCATTTGTGGGGCTACTGCGGGTGCCGCCTTGCGTACTATGTTGGAGAATAAAGAAATTACAGCTTTGCAGACTACATCAGGTATTGATGCAGGTAGAGCCACTTTCCGCCGTAACGTTGAAGCAGACGGTATGTTGTTTATTGGTGAATTTGCTGGAATAGATCATTTTCAGTATACCGGAACATTCCTTGACGATGACGGTGTAACCGTCACTCCGTTCATTCGAGACGACTATGTTGAATACTTCAATGTAGATCAGCGAGGGGCGGAGGCACGAAAGATGTTCTTCGGTATGATTGATAGTCTAAAGGCTGTTATGGAAGGCAACGCCGTCACAGAACGATACATGACCAGTATCCCGCCTGATGATCGTATCGACGTATACACAGGTATCATAAAGACTCGTCCTCTGCCGTGGTTCTTCCGAGCGGACTGGAATGTGTCAATGAAAGTCACCTGATAATCAGGTAAACTAAGACGTAAAGCGGAAGCGAGCGAACAGCTTTCTTCCGCTTTTTTATTAAAAGAAAAAAGAAAGAAAGGCAGGTAAGTAGTATGAGTGAATTATTTGTTAGTACGTTAAATCTTATGGATGCAACACGAGCACCTATTATGGCCGGTACTCCTTTTATTAAGGCGGACATGGTAGAAGGTACTTTTAAAAAGTTAGCGGGTGCCGGGGATATTGTGTCATATATCGCAGGAAATTCCCCCGCGATATTGAGTGCCCCTGATGGGAGGTCTTTAGGTGGGCCAGATAATAAGACTCCGGCAGCGGCTATTAATCCCAAGAAACGTGGCCCGGAAGTGTTGAATGCCGAAGAGCAGAAAGAAAAGGCAGAGGTCAATAGACAGTTGGCCGAGGCTGGTATTCGTGTGGTACATAATTCAAAATTGTCCACCCTCAAAAAGAAATTAGCCGATCATATAGCCGCTAATCCTCCCGCCGAGAAGCCAAAAGGCGGGGCAGGTGGTCTTCCTAAGAAGATATGGGATATGTCTCCCGAAGATGCGGCTACTATGCCGGAAACACAACTTTACGCTAAGTATAAAGAGATATGCGAAGAGTTCGACATTACACCTAATGCTAATTTAACCGAACCACAAGTACGCGAGAAAATGTGTAGTCAGTACAACCTATAACCTATGGCCGTAGAACCTCTATATAATGTTAAAGCTGATGTCATCGAACAGTTAAGGATGACGGACACTACCGACGACGATACTTTGTCTATGATCGACCAAGCGATAAGGGATGTACGTCTCAGTTTTTACAAGAGACTGACACCTGCTCGTGCTCAAGAGATAGCCGCCTTGTCTTCAGTAGAGAATCCTACTACCACCGATGAGATAGTTAGGGCGGTAGCGGAAGTCACCGAAGTATATTGGGTAATGCACCGATTGATTTGTATACTGCCTACGATGTATGTCGAGACGGCTCATGCGATCCAAGATAGTTTTGACGATGTACCGATTACACGAGATTCCGAATCGCTGCAAAGGTTTCTCATCTGTTTGTGGAACCGTATAGAAGAGGGTCTCGGTCAGATGGTGTTGCCCATTGAGGATTTGACAGGCAGTTTTCAGTCGTTCAGTACCGGAGCACAAACACCGTTTCTTTTGTCGGAGCATTTCGTGGGCCTTAGAGGTGGTTGTAGTCGTTAAATGTTAAGAGTAATAGATAATACTGCTTTTTTGGTAATGGACAAAGCATTATTCAACACCAAAGAAGGTATCAGAAAAGGGTTGTTGGATGTAGGCCCTGAGATCGAACGGGAAGTAGTCCGTTTGATTAAGAGTCCGCCAAAAACAGGTAGATTGTACCTGCGAGGGGGACAGATACACCAGGCGTCGGCACCCGGCGAAGCACCGGCGAATTTGACCGGGACATTGGCCGAGAGTATAAGTTTTAAGGTCACTAGTCCTACGCAGTTGGTGATAGGAAATATTGAAAGTATCGCCCCTTACGGTAGAAGATTGGAATTGGGTGATAACTTTGTAGGTAAGGGCAGTATCGCCGCCAGGCCTTTCGTAAGGCCGGGGGCACTAAGTAAGGCCAGAGAGGTAGAACAAGCCGTAGTACGCGGTGTGGCTCGTGAATTAGGTAAAATAGTATGATAACGCCAGAAGATGTAAAATTGCAGTTGATGAGTGCCTTGCCCCGGTATACGGATATATTCGGTACCAACGTGGTAGGTACTGCTGTTGTGGAGTCTGGTGTTGTTAAAGTTACTGCCGTAGCCCATGGCCTTGCTACTGATGAAGTAATAACGGCGTCGGAAGTGTCCGTAATAAATCCTGTAGTAAACACGTCTTTCGATTCTGTTGCTGACGAGACCACACTTACAATGACATTTGAACATGACAGGACCAGTGGATCAGCCGCAGGAGTATATAATAAAATTGAATTTGTAGATTTTGCTGACGCAAACTACAACGGTGATGATTTTGTGGTGAAGTTCGACACCGACAGACTTACACTGGTAATTGATGCCGACGCCGACGCGGTAGGGGATTTAGGTAATCAAATAGAGCCACGTAATCTGTACCTTGGATTTTTAACGGTTACAGTGGTGGATGTAGACACATTTACGGTGCCTTTAGAAGATGTACTACCCGATGGGACCGTATTTGACACATTTAATTTTATGTCCTCCCAACAGATATTTATATCGGGAGACATTGCACGATCTGTTGAGGCCTATAAAAAACATAGGGATGTACCTCCTGGATTATTCATAGTATTTGGTGACGAGGTAGCAAGCAAGGACCGAGCAGTGGTCAATGATGCCGTGGCCGCTAATACTGCCCAAAACCCCCAACACGTAACGTATCTTTTAAATGTTATACTATTAGCTTTCTTTAAAACAGCCGCGGAAGAGCGGGCCGAAACCACGGTACAACTGCTCCATGAC